TCTCAGCACCTGGGGATGATTCGCACCCATTGCCCGATGATTATGTGGCTTTAAACGGTGACAGCGGCACGGGCCGAGAATCCGTTGTTGGTTATTTAGACCCTACAAATGAGCCCAAAGCGCTACTGGGGGATAAACGAATATACGCGCGCGACGAGAACGGCGTTTTAATTGTTGAAGTGTGGCTTAAAAACACGGGGGAGGCGACATCTTTCAATGCTAACGGTTCGGTTACGCTGCAACCCAACGGGGGAACACTAGTTACAACGCCCGCGAGCACCTTTGACGCTAAAGCTGATGGCAGTATAAAAGGGGCTAACGGCAACGGTTCTTTCGAACTCGCGGTAAATGGTGATTTTTTAGTAAACGGTGTTACTATAGATACGAGTGGCAACATATCAACGACCGGAACGTTAAACGCTGACGATGTGACAGCGGACAATCAAGACGTAACACTCAGCACACATGAGACGCCTTCATTTGGCGCACCACCGACACCGGGGACATAATGGCAGCACAACAGGGCGACATTAGTTTATTTCAGACACCCGACGGCGGTGACATTACGGTCGACAGCGGCATAGTTATCATGGGTGGCGGACTAAATACGGCCGTTTATCTGTCGCTTTTTGGTGGCAATGAGGATGATGATGGGCGCCCGAATAATCCCGCTAATTGGTGGGGCAATATTGGCGAGGAAAACCCGTCAAGAGAGTATCACAGCGAAACACAAAATTTACTTCAAGGGCTGCCAGCGACAACCGGCAATCTTAAACGACTACAGGACGCAGCGGTCCGCGACTTAGCTTGGATGCTAAATGACAGCGCCGCGTCTTATATAAATGTGGTTGCTAGCATTCCGGGCGTAAATAAAATAAAATTAACAATTGATGTCGAAGCGCTTGGCCAAGAGTCTCGATTTGAGTTTGTGGAAAATTGGAAGGCGGGATCATGAGTTTACAGACACCTACCACAAAAGATATCAGCGACAACATAATCGCGCAGCTAGAAGCGTCGCTCAATCAATCCATACCGTTGTTGCCTAAAGCATTCTTACGAGTCTTAGCTAAAGCACTCGGAGGCGTTTTCATCCTACTGTATAAATATGCAGGCTTTATGTTTTTACAAATGTTTGTGCAAACGGCCAGTATCAGCGAAACCACAATAAACGGCAAAACGGTGTCACCATTAACGCAATGGGGCCGTTTGATTGGCATAGGCGACCCCGTTGCTGCGACCAACGCCGAGCTACTTATAGACATAACAGTCGATAATCAAACGGGCACATTACCCTCAGGGTCTCAGCTAGTTAATTCAGCCAACGGCGTGACATATATAACAATTGGCACGATAAATTTAAACGCGTCAACGGTGCAAGTCACGATACGCGCTTCGGCAGACCAGCAAGGCGGGGGCGGCGCGGGTGTCATCGGCAATTTAGAGATCGCGGACGTTGTTAGCTTTGCCAACCCGCTAGCAAACATTAACCGTAACGCAGTCGTGGACTCTCAAACAGTCACAGGCGCCAACGCAGAGTCAACCGAAGCGTATCGCCAGCGAATAATAGACCGATTCCAGAAACGGCCGCAGGGTGGCGCATACTCGGATTATGAGGGATGGGGCGAGGAAGTTGTCGGGATCATAAACGTTTACCCGTACACGGGCGACCCTGGCGAAGTCGATTTATATTCAGAGGCCACGGTCGCTAGTTCTGGATCAGCCGATGGCATACCCACATCACCGCAATTACTAGCAGTACTTAACTCGGTTAATTTTGACCAAGACGGTTTAGCATCAAGGCGCCCCGTTAATGCGTTTGTCAACAGTAACGCAATTACTCGAACAGGTTTTGATGTAGCGGTTGACGGGATAGTCGTAGACGATTTAGCAGCAGTACAAGCAGAAATTACAGCGGCTATCACACAGTATTTTTTAGACCGCGAACCGTTTATTATAGGCTTAAGCATACCACCTAGACGGGACCGGATAACTCAGGGCGCGGTCATAAGCATTGTTGATAGTGTCGTAAGCGCCTCGGGCGGAGTATTTGACACGGCCACGATAGAGGAAACCGACACAACGCCCGTAACAACCTACGAACTGGGTATCGGAGAAAAAGCGAAAGCGGCTAGTATAGGGTTTATCTAATGTTTCTTAGAATTTTTCAGCACTTACTACCTAACGCTAGAGCGTGGCGCCTAACTGTTGATAAAAAACTACGTCAATTTTTTCAAGGATTAACCGAGCTAGGCACAGATATAAAGGAATATGTGGATTTAGTATGGTTCGATATATTTCCGCAAACTACGCGCGAGCTAGACGCCTGGGAAAAACAGTTTGGGCTACCCGCAACCACATTGACAACGCAAGAACGCCGAGACCGATTAGATGCGACTTGGAAAGCACTAGGGGGTCAATCACCTCGATATATACAAGACTCATTACAAGCGGCGGGATTCGACATCTACGTACACGAATGGTGGGTGCTTTCGTATGTGGTGGAGTGCGGTGAACCCCCGGCAGAATGCGGCGAACCCCTAGCAGAATGTGGGAATACTAATCGCGCCGCGCCTTCCGCCACACCGACCGCCCGCGATCCGTTCGATGTGTTAACGGATGGCACTATCGCTTTCGGGTATTACCTAAATAGTGGGGGTTCAGTAGCAATCAGCGGCGGGGTTCAAGCGATAAGCGGGGCGGCTACGGGTGTTTCAGGCGGGCTATTAGTCAATAAACCTGTTAACGTAGCGTATGAGACCCCAACTGATGAGGACCAATGGCGTTACATTCTTTATCTTGGTGGCCAAGCGTACGGTCAGAAAGCAATAATTGATCTGGCTCGAAAAGACGAATTCGAGGCGTTATGCCTCAAACTATGCCCTGCTCAGCAGTGGATAGGTTTAATTGTGGAGTTTAGCTAAAATGGCTTTAAATATTAACAGCACTTACGCGAATAGCATCGCAGCGGACGCCGATTATCCATACGGATCCGCTAAAAATGAAACATCGCCGGGAGACTTAGACGGAACGCCGCTAGAAAAAGCGGGTTTCGACGATTTATATGGGCTGATGCAATCACTTTTAGCGGGCGCTGGGCTTGTTCCTAACGGTAATCCCGACACGGTCCAAGCGCCCCAGTATTTAGCGTCGATTTTTAATTTACGTTGGTACAGCCGCGTTGATTTTGCGGTCGGCACAAAAGTTGTGGGTTCTGACGGCGTGACATACGTATGCGCCGAGGCTAATGGCCCGGACAGTTCAGTTCAAGACCCCGTCACGGAAACAGCGCCGCGTGCCATATGGCTAACCGAAGCGGCGACTATGTTTGGTTTACTTAATCCTGTTGGCGCAATTTATTTTTCGCACAATTCTGATAGCCCGGCAGACCTTTACGGTGTTGGAACGTGGCTTCGAATTAAAGGTCGTTTTATAGCAGGACTTGACGAAGCCGACACCGATTTCAATACGCCCGGCGAAACTGGCGGCACAAAAAACCACAACCATGGTAATACCTTGGCTACAGTTAATCATATTTTAACAATTGACCAGATGCCCAACCACAACCACAGTTATGTCCGAGAGGATACAAGGGGGGCGGGGTCAAACGGCGCATCTGATGGGGAGTCAAATTTCTTTGACCAAGACACCTCAAGCACGGGCGGTAACCTAGGCCACAATCACAATATTTCGGGGGCTGTGAGCGATAGAGAATTATTGCCGCCCTATCAAGTAGAATACATTTGGCGGAGAACAGCATAATGGCGATTAAACCAGATTCACTTTTTACCGGAAAGATAGCTGCGGCTAGCACTGATTACCCGCTCGGATCCGCTAGAAATGTCACTACCCCCGGGGATGGCACGGGCACGCCGTTTTTAGCGGATTTAGTTAACGATATTTTTGGGTTTCAACAAGCGTTATTAGCAGAGGCGGGAATAACGCCAAGTGAGAGCCCAGACACGGCAGTCGCTTCGCAGTATTTAGGATCACTCAGAGCTTTGCTAGCGCCTTTCATCGCTTCAACCACCGCTTTGATTTCGGGGACATCGGACAGCCTACCCGTTGGAACGGTTATGACCACGGGGGGGTACACATCACCGGGGGACGGTTATGGAGCAAGGTGGGTTAAAACAGCTACTACGGGGGTAATTTCACAAAGCCCTACTCAACTACAAAACGCTCTTTTAAATGACGCGGGGGGGAGCCAGTGGGCCTTAGTAAGCGCATTAACAGTAGCCGCATTAGGTGCATTTAAAAACAGTAGTACTGACTCAACATTAGCAATTAATGCCGCTATAAATGCTATTAGATTAAGTGATGTTTCACCAGTACTCGGTATTCTTGGTTCAATGCCAAAGATTTTAGATTTTGAGGGGGGTGTTTACACTTGCAACAGCCCTATTAATGCTACTGCTTTAACAAAACACGGTTGGGAAATAAAGGGTTCTGGTGCCGTAATAATTAGTAAAGCAACAAATAAAACGGGTTTTGATTTAACCACAAGTCGTTGGGGGACTATATCCCAGTTAACAGTAACGGCTGAAAACGCGGATAACGTATTACAAGGAATTCAATACGGTCGTGATGTAACAGGTAATACCGCTAATAGCCTAGTTTTTGATAATGTTACGGTTACTGGTTATTATACACGTACTGCAGTTTATAACTACGCATCTGAGGTTGATACTCATATTGCACCCTCGTATATAAACTATAATGATGACTCTGACTCTTACGCGCTTATTCTTGATGGGCAACATGTTTGGGGTATTGTTTCTGATTTTGTTACGGCGGCATCTTTAAATACACCGGAGTCTAATATACAACACACGTTTTTAGGCGGTGGTTCGCGGAAGTTAATATCAGGCCCAACTGTGTGGCTGTCTCAAGTCAAACAGTTAAGAATGGTAAATCACTATATAACGTGCATAGATGATTATGCAGTGGTTTTAGCCGACAGTGGGGCTTCTTTTACGGACCTTCATTTTGATGCCCATTTTGAAGCTGATGGGATGGAAAGTTGTTTTAAGTTCGATAGGACCGCTAGCGGTGCATCTGTTACAAAAACCGTAATACCTTCTTTTTACTTTAAAGACCATGGCCCCCAATCAGCTAAGCGTATTTTTTGGGCAGAGGGGGACTTAAATGTTAAGTTAATGGGGGAGATAGATATAGCATTCTGGCAGGAAGAGCCAGCATTAGGAGTTTGCCAGCCTAGACCACAATTTGAATTAGTTGGAAATATAAAATTACCGACACTGGAGTTTAATAACTCTTTAAATACGAGCGGAACTTTAATGCCCTATAATGGGGTGCTTTCGGGTACGGTTGGGGGGACACCCGAAATAATAAGCACCGAATCAGGAAAAGAAAGAATATTTAAGGGAAAAGTTATATTTACATCAAAAGTTAGTGATAATATAACCGTTGCCAACATATTATCATTACAAAATGTTATACACGAAGATGGGGCGACGAAAATGACACCCTTAGATGCTCTACCTACGCTTGGTGCAAATGCGGGGGTGATTGCAATAGATGATGGGACGGATTGGTCGGGAGTGAATTCAACGGGTGCTAATCGGTTGGTTTTCCACGACGGTGCTGCTTGGAAATTAATAAACTTAACATGATGAGTGAAGGAAATGAAAGATCAATACGACCCTATTAAAGACGGATGGAAATCAGCATCATGAAACAGCGCATAATTGACAAAATAATTAAAGTCGAAGGCGGCTATGTCGACGACCCTAGCGATTCCGGCGGCGAGACAAACTTCGGTATAACTTCGGCCGTCGCTCGCGCCTACGGATACCATGGGGCCATGCGCTCACTACCTCGCTATGTGGCTTTTAGTATTTACGAGACACA